GATACCGTGGCCGTCCCCGGCGTAGCACTCGGTGACATGGTGCTGTCGGCCTCGCTGGCCGTTGATGTGGCTGGTTTGATCGTGACTGGTTATGTCAGCGCAGCTGATACCGTTAGCATCCGGTTTCAAAACGAAACCGGTGGCACTGTGGACTTGGCATCGTCCACACTGCGTCTGGTTGTAGTACGTTCACTGGCGTAAAAATTGGGGGCTTGCGCCCCCAATTTGCCGTTCGGAGGTTTTGTGGCAACTTTCAAATGCTTGACTAGTGGCCAAATGGTCACGTTTAACCTTCAGCATGATATCGACAGCATGAAAGGCCACCAAGGCTACGTGCGGGTTGATGTGCCTGAAGACCTGCATGCAGAAGTGCCGATGACAGTAACTTTATCGCCTCCGGCTAAACGCATGGGGCGGCCAAGGAAACCGGAAAATGTCAGAAATTGACCCAAGAGAATTTGGCAAACTAGAGGCACAAGTCGAGGCTTTGCAGCTAGAAGTGCATGGCTTGCGCAGCGACGTCAAGCAGCTGCTGGAAATGGCCAATAAGTCTAAAGGCGGCTTCTGGGTGGGCATGACGATCGCCTCAACGCTTGGTGGAATACTGACTTTTGTAGCTGATCGGCTATTTTTTAAGGGGTAAGATCATGCCAATGGTTGACGGTAAGAAGTATCCGTACACAAAAAAGGGTAAGCAGGAAGCTGCTTCGGCCAAAATTAGCAAGCTGCGTAAAGAAGGTTATCCGCAGAAACAAGCCGTGGCTATTGGCTTAAGCATGGCAGGGATGGCCAAGAAAAAGGCCAAGAAATGAAACCCGGCCTCTACAGCAATATTGCCGCTAAACGTAAGCGCATTGCCGAGGGTTCTGGCGAGAAGATGAGAAAGCCGGGAACCAAGGGGGCGCCAACGAAAGCTGACTTTAAACAAGCTGCTAAAACCGCTAAGAAAAAATGAAAACTCCCGCTTGGCAAAGAAAAGCCGGTCAAAACCCCAAGGGCGGCTTGAATGCCAAGGGTCGTGCATCTTATAATGCAGCAACTGGGGGCAACCTCAAAGCGCCAGTAAAAGCTGGCGACAACCCGCGACGAGCTTCTTTTCTCGCTAGGATGGGTAATATGCCCGGCCCTGAACAAGAGGGCGGCAAGCCAACCAGGCTACTGCAGTCACTGCAGGCTTGGGGCGCATCATCCAAGGCAGACGCAAAGGCAAAAGCTAAAGCTATATCCGCAAGGAATAAGGCGAAAAGCAAATGACCTATTTAGAACTCGTCAACGATGTGCTGGCCCGCCTGCGAGAGACGCAGGTGACGACTGTCGGTCTGACTACCTATTCCTCTCTGATCGGCAAGTTTGTCAATGACGCCAAGCGTCAGATTGAGGACGCTTACGACTGGAACGCGCTAGGCCAAGAGATTACCGTTACTACGTCAGGTAGCGTGTACGAATACTCCATGACTGGTGCCGGGCAAAAATTCCGCGTCACCAGCGACCCACTAAATATCACCAGCAATGTCATCATGCAGGTTATTACGGTTAGCGACATGCGCCGCAAGCAGTATCTGCAACCCACGATTACGGCAGTACCTTCCGAGTATTGCTTTGAGGGTGTAGACAACAACGGCGACGCTAAAGTGCAGCTGTGGGGTCGCCCTAACGGCGTGTATACCCTCAAGTTCTTCTTGGCGGTGCCACAAGCAACCTTGTCTGCTGACTCGACTTCCGTGCTGGTGCCAGATGTGCTGGTCGCTCAAAACGCTTACGCTAGAGCTTTGGTTGAGCGCGGTGAGGATGGCGGTCTTAATTCTTCCGAGGCTTATGCGTTGTATAAGGGCATGCTGTCAGATTACATCGCGCTGGAGTCCACTCGCTTCCCCGAGATGCAGGAGTTCTTAGCCGTATGAGCCAGCCGCTACGCATTGACACAATCTCGGCGCCAGGCTTTTACGGCCTGAACACCCAAGATTCGCCGCTCGCTTTGGACGCTGGTTTTGCCTTGGTGGCAACCAATTGCGTCATTGACCAGTACGGCCGTGTCGGTGCCCGCGAGGGGTGGTCTAGAGTTAATAGCAGTTCCGGCAACTTGGGCGCTAATGATGTGGGCGTCATCCATGAACTGGTGGTTGCTGACGGTACGTACACAATTCTGTTTGCAGGCAACAACAAGATTTTTAAGCTCGATGGCAGCAACGCCGTTGTCGAGTTGACCTACGGGGGAGGGGGTACCGCCCCGACCATCACAGCCAACAACTGGCAGTGCGCCTCGCTTAATGGCATCACGTACTTTTTCCAGACAGGCCACGACCCGCTGATTTACGACCCAGCAGTTAGCACTACGACCTATCGTCGTGTGAGCGAGAAGTCGGGTTACGCGGGCACGGTGCCGTCTGGCAATATCGTCATCTCGGCATACGGTCGTCTGTGGATTGCCAATACGGCGTCTGACAAGCAAACCCTGACGTTTTCTGACCTGCTGGCGGGGCACATCTACACCGGCGGCACGTCAGGCACATTAAATATCAATAACGTCTGGCCTGCTGGGCCAGATGAGATCGTTGGCCTAGCCGCCCACAACAACTTTCTGATTATCTTTGGCAAGCGCCAGATACTGGTGTATGCGGGCGCAACAGCGCCGGCCACCATATCTTTAAGCGATACGGTGGTAGGTATTGGCTGCATAGCGCGCGATTCGATCCAAGGTACTGCGACCGACGTCTTTTTCCTGTCCAACAGCGGTGTGCGATCGTTGATGCGCACGATTCAGGAGAAGTCAGCGCCGTTTCGTGACATCAGCAAAAACGTGCGTAATGATCTAATTGGTATCGTTGCAGGCGAGACGCTGGCTAATGTTAAAGCCGTGTATTCCGAAGTTAACGCGTTCTACCTGCTGACGTTGCCCAGCAATCAATCTGTGTATGTATTTGATACCCGAGGGTATTTGCCGGACGGGTCTGCGCGGGTGACGCAGTGGACTCATATAACACCCTCTGCTTTGTTGTCACGTCGTAATGGTGACTTGCTGTTAGGCCAGACAGGGTACGTTGCCAAGTACGGCACGTATTTGGACGACACTGCTGAGTATCGCTTTCAATATTTTACAAATCACAGCGACTTGGGTGACCAGAGCGTCACGTCTATATTAAAGCGCATTGGTGTCATTGTGATTGGCGGCACAAATCAGTTTGTGACCATTAAATGGGGTTTTGATTTTAACGAAAACTATTTATCGCAAAACACGCAGATTCCGACGCAAAGTGTATCTGAGTATGGCATAGCAGAATACGGCACTAACGGGGTTCCTGTAGCGGAGTACGCAGATGGCATTGCACTACAGACGTTATACGCGCAAGGTACGGGTTCTGGCCGTATTGTTCAGACGGGCTACGAAGCTGACATTAATTCTTCGCCGCTGTCGATTCAAAAAATTGAAATTCTGTCGAAAAACGGAAGGGTGACATGAGCGCGCTTCAGTTAATCGCATATATGAAACAAGGGGATTGATTTGTCAAACTACACAAAGAGCACGGATTTCGCCGCCAAAGATGCGCTGGCGTCCGGCAATGCGGCCAAGATCGTTAAGGGCACGGAGATTGATACCGAGTTCAATAACATCGCCACAGCTGTTGCGACTAAGGCCGACTTGGCGAGCCCCACGTTTACTGGTACGCCTGCCTTGCCTACCGGCACGACAGCTGTTACGCAATCGGCAGGCAACAGTACAACGGCTATTGCTACTACCGCGTTTGTGCAAGCAGCTATTGCATTACTATACCCAGTCGGCTCTATCTACACCAATGCAACCAGCAGCACCAACCCTGGTACGCTGTTGGGGTTCGGTACATGGACAGCATTCGGTGCTGGCCGCGTCATGGTGGGCTTTGATTCAGGTAACTCACTGTTTGATACGGTTGAAGAGACAGGCGGTTCGGCAAACTCATCAGTTATAAGCCACACGCACACCGCCACTTCAACAGTTACTGATCCGGGACACAAACACACGTTCCCAACTCGCTATGACTTTACTGGTAGCGGTAGTGGATTTCAGTCACCCTACAACGGTCTTGGCACAAACGTAAATTCAGATACATCTACAGTTAGCACAGGCATTACGGTAGCCACCAGCGTTTCAACGGAAGGCTCGTCTGGTACCAACGCCAATTACCAACCGTACATCACGGTCTATATGTGGAAGCGGACAGCATGATTACCGACACATTGCCAGAGCATCAAATTACGCATCATTTTTCTGATGGCATGTACGCCAAAGAAATGCGCGTTGAGGCTGGGCAGGCGATTTTGAAGCACACACATGAGTTTAGCCACCTGTCGATTCTGGCTCGAGGACGTGTTGCAGTATTGATCGGCGATGAAATAGAAGTTATTGAAGCGCCGGCTTGTTTGAACATCAAAGCAGGTTTGATACATGGCGTTAAAGCCATTGAAGATTGTGTTTGGTATTGCATCCACGCCACGGACGAGAAAGACGTGGCCAAAGTGGATAAAGACATTATAAAGGGGTACTGACATGCCAGTAACAGCAGCACTTATCGGCGGCGGCGCCAGCCTGCTAGGTGGTTTTTTAGGCGGCAAATCGCAAGAGAAAGCCGCACGGACTTCCGCAGCAGCGCAGCTAGAAGCCGCGCGCATAGCAGCTGAAGAGCAGCGATTCCGCCCGGTTGGCGTCACTACCCGGTTTGGCCAAAGCCAGTTTCAGTTTGGCCCAGAAGGCCGTCTATCAGGCGCAGGGTATACGCTTGACCCACGGTTGCGCGGTTATCAAGATCGACTGCAGAGCTTGGCTGAACAGCGACTTGGCGAAGCTGAGATGGCGGGTGAAGCCTACGCGCCATTGCGCCAAGCCGGCCAGCAGCTGTTTCAGTTGGGCGGCCAGTACATGGCAGAGACGCCGGAGCAAGTGGCGCAGAAATACATGTCGCGTCAGCTCGACCTGCTGGCTCCCTCGCGTGAACGTCAGTACGCCCAGCTGCAAAACCAACTGTATCAAACAGGCCGTGGTGGCTTGGCAGTCGGCGGCACCGGTATGCGTCCAGGCGGTGGTGCCGGGCTGGGAGCAGCAAACCCAGAGATGGAAGCGTACTACAACGCCTTGGCGCAACAGGATGCAGCACTGGCAGCCCAAGCCCAACAGGCAGGGCAGCAGCAGCTGGCGTTCGGCACAGGTCTGTTTGGCCAAGGTGCAGGACTCTTGGGTGGGTATGAGTCGGGCGTCACAGGTGCACTGAATCCGTTCACAACCGCGTTGGGTGGCGTCTCTACGCTTGAGAGCTTGGGTCAGCAGCCGCTGGATATCGGCGCGCAATTGGGTGGCCGCGCGGCTACGGCAGGCGCTAATTCTGGTCAGTCGCTGTTGATGGGCGGTTTGAGCGCAGCTCGCACGCAGCAAGCTGGCCAGTATAATCCGATGACAGCAGCGTTGATGGGTTTGGGTAGCAACCCGGCGTTCGGCCAAGGCGTGGCGAAATTGTTTGGCGGCAGCAGCAGCGAGTTACCCTATACGCCAGCGTCGCTTGCGCCTGATTTTGCGGCTTACTACGGGCGGCAATCATCGTTTGGGCCGCAAAACCCGTTTACTCTTTGAGAGATATTTATGGCTACCAGTGATATCTTAGGTCTGTTCATGTCGCCTGAACAATATCAGGCGCAACAGATGGCGCAACAACAAACGGGCGACGAACAGCGCGCGATTAACTTCGCAAATCTTGACCCCCGAGGGCAAGCTAATTACGGCACGTTCTTGGGTGCCCAGCAGTTAGGCCGTGGAATTGGCGGCCTTCTGGGTGTACAAGACCCCCAGCTGCAACGCATTCGCCAGCGCCAAGAGATCATGCAGTCGATCAACCCGGCGGATATGGCGTCGTTGGAACAGGGTATCTTGCGTGCTTCGCAAACGAACGACCCGGAGTTGGCGTTGACGTTGGCAAATTACAGGCGTGACGCGGCAAGCAATATAGCTTTGGCTAAGCAGCGCGAAACGGAAAAAGTCCCACAAGACATATTGATAGCTGCAAAAATTCGTGACTTGACAGAAGCTAGACTTAAACTGCCTGAAAATGAACGCGGGCCTATAGATGCTCAAATAAAACGACTTGAAAAACTTGGTAGGCCCGGCGCAGAAAATAAAGTTGAACAACTTAGAGATCTTTTGGATGAGCGCGAAGAGGCTGTAGCTCAGTTTGGTGTAGATTCAAACGCGGTTAAAAGTATTGACCGCATGATTAATGTTGTAGCGCCATTAAAAGGCGGCGCAGGCGGTGACGGTGACGGTGAAGATGGCGACGGTAAGGGTAAGGGTAAGTATAAGGAAATTGCCATTTCTAGAGAACGCGCTAAATTAACCGCTACACTTCGTTCCTTAGATTCTCAAAATATGGCAGGCAGCCCTGAATATTTAGAAGCTCAAGACCAACTAAACTTCTTAAATCAAGCGGTAGTGACTAAACCATCGGATGTAGAGTTTAAATTAGCTCAAGCTCGCCCATTAATAGCCCAGCGTAATGATTTGCTAGCTCAAGGGTTTGCTCCTGACTCTAGAGAAATTAGAGATATTGATGATGAACTTGCGATTTTGGGTGCTAAACGCGGGGACGGTAAAGGTGAAAAAGGCGATAAGACATTTGAGAGCGTCGTTAAATCCGAAGTTGTAGGTACTTTGACCGAGCAATTAGAAACGCTAAAGGCGGAGGGTAGAGAAGATACTCCGGAATACCGTCGTAAAGTTGCAGAACTTAAATCGCTGCAAGGTGATAAAGGCGATAAAGAAGTTAGAGAATTGGTGTTAACCGACGCTGTTGTTGGGCTACGTAAGCGAATACGGGATGCTAAAGACCCTAATGCGCCAGAAATAGTTGAGGCTAAAGATAGGTTAGCCGTGTTGGAGCAACAGCTTAAGACAGCTAATCCTGACCTTAAGATTGTTGGTGAAGTTAGGTCGGGGCCAGACAAAGGAAAACCAGTTTATGTTGATGCAGTTAAAGATCAACAATTTGTGTTCTCAAAGAATGCACAAGGCGAACAGGTACGCAAATTAGTGTCTGACGTGGATGTTGACCGCATGACATCTAAAATCACTGCGAGTGCTTCATCAAACAGCCAGCAAACACAAGAGAACGAATTTAGTAAAGGTTTGGGCCGCTTACAGGCAAAACGGTATGACGACGCTTCTAGCCTACGCGATAACTCTATAACAGCGCTTAACTCGTTGGACGCGCTAGTTAAATTGGATAACAGAGGTTTGATTAGCGGCGCATTTGCTACAGATCGTGTTGGCTTAACAAATTTCCTAGATTCTTTGGGTTTTACTAGCCAAAAGGATAAGGAAAAGTTGGCTAGTTCTGAAAACTACCAAAAAGTGGCAGGCGACGTTGTATTGGCCGCATTGGGCGGTAAGTTGGGCGCCGGCTTCTCTAACGAAGACCGTAAATTTATTAACGGGCTAATACCTCAACTAGAAACTAGCGCTGCGGCACGTAAACAACTACTAGATTATCTAACTAGAAAAAACAAAGAGATTGTTGAAGAAACTACGCGGCTTATGGACTTTGCTGAAACTAAACGCACGCTTAACGGCTATGTTCCAAGAATAAAATTGCCGTCTAGTTCGCCCTCCGCATTATCTAATATGACCAAGGATGAGTTGGAAGCAGCGATTGCCAAGAAGCGAAAGGAAGGTAAATAGCCATGGCAGAGCCAACACTGGAAGAACTACTGGCTGAACAGCGCCGCCGTAATGAAACGCAGGTGAGAGGCGCTGGCGTCATGGATGCGCCCGGCTCAACCTTCGACGAGTTTGTCAAAGCTGGCGAGGCGTTGCTTAAAGGCCCAGCTAAAGGGCTTATAAATATCATCGGTGGTTGGGGTAATTTATATGACGTGCTCACAAAGTCAGGCGACCCGAGCGCGTTGTCTAGCGCGGGTATAGCGCGCGGTATTAAAAAGTTAACCGGCGTAGATATTCTGACGATACCAGGATACCGTGGCGTGTATGAGTTCGGCGAAGCAGGCGCGCCAGCTGCCGCGTTTAGCGCGCTGGGTGTGCCCGGCCTATTTGGCCGTACCGCTCCCGGTTTAACGGGTGAGTTTGGCGCGGCAGGCACCACAGCATTAGCCGCGCAACAAATTGCGCCTGATAGTCCTCTTGTTCAGATGGGCTTGATGATGTCGCCCTATGCCGGAAAAGCGCTATACAAAGGCACGCAAGGCGCAATTACTAAGCCACGCGGTACATACCCAACAGAAGCTGAGATCAGCGAGCTGTTGCGTGTCGGACGTATTACGCCCGGCGAAGCCAGCCTATTCCGTAACCAGCTGGCCACCGAAGCCCGCGTTGAAGCGGCGCCATCATCTGGCCAAGCCCCATCACAATTCCGTATTGGTCAAGCCAAGGATGTTGAATCCTTTTTGGCTAACTTATTTGACCGCGCTGCTGGTGCCCCAGTGGATACGGCGCGCGCGCAGCAAGTCACCGGCGCCATTGTCGATGCATTTAAAAACTACGGTAAAGCGTTATCAGGAAAATTACGCTCAGACGCCAAGAAAGACTTCAACGCTGCCAAGGCATCCGGCGGGCAAGTAGACACTACGCCAATTGTGGATCGAGTACGTTCGCAACTGGCAAGCATTGTCCCCGAAGACCCTACGTCTGGGTCATTACGGCAATCGCTTGAAAATATATTGAATGAGTACGTGGATCCAGGCGCTACTGCGTCGGTGACGCCCTCAACTGTTCTTGGTCCAACAGGTAAACCCGCGTCGGTCAATGTCACGCCAGCACGTCCACCGTCCAACAAACCAATCAGCATCGGTCGTCTGCAAGACAATCTGGCTGTTTGGGGTGAGGCCGCGTATTCGGGCAAAGCTGACTTTGGTAAAGGCAACATTTTTGAAAACGTGGCGCCGGGCAAAGCCAAAGGCATCGCGCTGTCGGTGTTACGTGGTTTTAAGGAGTCGCTAGATGAGGCAATTAACAGCGGTATCCCCGGCGCAGACAAACTTAAAGCAGCGCGTAATAACTTCGCGGCTAATATCGACCGCATCGAAGAGTTTTCCGAACGGCCGTTAACTAAAGCCTTTGATGTCAATAACGTCAGTCAACTGGTACCCGAAGATGTTCTTGGTAAGTTGAAACGTATGCCCCCATCGCAGCGCGCGATCTTGATTGATGTCATGCAAAACAGCTCCAACCCACAAGTTAATGGGGTATTGGCGACGTTGCGCCGCGCGCAGATGGACGACGTGTTGAGTCGTGGTCGTCAGGGTGCAGAAGGCGCATCAGCGCTTGATCCGCAATTCAGCCTAAAACAAGTGTTGCGGGGTTTGCAACGTAAGGGTGATTTGGCCGACTTGTTCCCTAACCCAAAAGACTTGGCTGACGCGCAGTTGGCCATCAAGTATTTGCAACAGGTCATGGCTAAAGAGTCTTCGGCGGGGCTAGGTGGGCCTTCAGGCGGCGCCGTGTTTGGTGCTGCGCGAGGCGCAGGCGCGAGTTCAACGGCCAGTATTGTACTACGTGAAACAATCAATCTTGCCCGCGACGTTATCGCCAACCCAGAAGCGTTCTCCAAGGTGATCTTTGATCCCAACAACCGCAAGTTAATTCTCGATTTAGCGCGCGGCAAAACCAAAGGTGACCGCGCTATCGATGCGCTGAATTTGCTAAAACGCGGCGCCCTTCAAGTAGGCACGCGTGGCGTTGCGGCGTCGGAAACGACACCCACGACGGTAGAGGAACGAGTGCTCCCAGAGGTAACAGTAACTGAAAGTCCTGAACTTACTCTGGAGCAGTTGCTAGAGGAAGCGCGAAGCCGTGGTATCCCCGTGGAGGAATAACTTGGACCCAGTAACAATCGGACTAGCGATTGCAGGCATCAAAGCGGTTGTTACTGGCGTCAAGGAAGCGGCGGCATTAGCCCGCGAAGCATTTGATGAAATTAACGGCGCCGTTGAATCCGGCAAGACCTTGGCCGACTCCATGTCGGGCGTTTCAAAGTTCTTCTCAGCTGCAGGCAAATACGAAACCAAGCGCGGTCAGCTAGAGGAAGCTAAAGCCGCGCAGGAAGCAGCAGTTGCCAAGGGCGAGCCGGTGCCAGACTACGTGTCGGACGCCGAGTACGTCATGGAGCTGATGATTATCGATCGTCAGATCAAGCAATATTACGACGACATCAAGCACATCTTTACGTACCACTTTCAAGAAGCCGGCATGTGGGACGAGTTCTGGTCGCGGATGGACAAGCTGCGCTCTGAACGGGAAGCGAAAGCGGAGGCGCTGCGCCGCGTAGAGATGGAGAAGCGGCTGCACGAAAAAGCTGAAGTGATGAAGAAACGCCGGGCAAGGCAACGCATGGCGGACAACTTAGAGCTTATCGGTTTGGGTATTATGCTGGTGGGTGTTATGTGTTTATTTATTTTTGCAATGTGGTGGATGTTTCAACAAGGAGGCTAACATGCCATTCGGACTAGACGCGCTGCTGGGTATTGGCGGCAAACTGATCGACAAACTGATTCCTGACCCAGAGCAGAAAGCCAAAGCGCAATTGGAACTCGCCAAGATGGCGCAAGATGGGGAGCTTGCCAAGATGGCGAACGAAACCAAACTGTATGAGCTGGAACAAGACAACTTGACCCAACGTCAACAGGCGGACATGGCCAGCGACAGCTGGCTGTCCAAAAACATACGTCCTCTGACATTGGTCTACATCTTGGTGGCCTACATGGCACTCGCCATCCTTGACGCTTCTGCCCTTGATATCGCCGACTCGTTCGTGGAGCTGTTGGGTCAGTGGGGGATGCTTGTGATGAGTTTCTATTTTGGTGGCAGAACGCTTGAGAAGATCATTGATATGAAGAGTAAAAAATGAAAGATAATTTTGACGACGCGTTAGCGGCCATCCTGAAGCACGAAGGGGGTTTCGTAAACCACCCAAAAGACCCCGGCGGCATGACCAATCTAGGCGTGACCAAGAAAGTGTGGGAAGAATGGGTCGGCAAAGCTGTTGGCGAAAAAGAGATGCGCGCGTTAACGCCAGCAACGGTGGCGCCGATGTACCGCAAGAAGTATTGGGACGCAGTCAAGGCCGACGAGCTGCCAACCGGCCTCGACTACTTGATGTTCGACTTCGCGATCAATGCTGGCCCTGGCCGTGCAATCAAAACCATGCAAAAAGCAATCGGCACCAACCCGGATGGCGCGATTGGTCCGAAAACGATGCAAGCATTAAAAGACGCTGACCCAACTGATTTGATCGCCAAATTCAGCATGGAGAAAGAGCTGTTTTATAAAGCCTTGCCGACGTTCGCAACTTTCGGCAAGGGTTGGATGCGCCGCGTCGCGGAGGCGCAGTCACATGCGGTGACGATGTTGGCGTAATTGCCGGCACACCGCGCGGTCTTGCGGCGACATGTCAGGCGATATCTCCGCAACACCGCACTCCATTGCTGTAGGGCGGCGCGGTTCTTCAGCAAAAATAGCCAAGAACCCCACCGTCGCTACAATAATGCCCGCGTAATAAACCCAAACGAGCTCTTTCATACGCTCAACAACCTGCCAAACAGCTTGGCTATGGGCGACTCAATATCAGACTTGCAGCCCAGCATGATGTCTTGCACCAACCGCTCCTCGGGTGTGGATTGGCGTGTGTAAAATTGCGGCACATAATACGCACCGATCTTTGGGGGTTCTTCTCGAATAAAATTTCCGTCACGTAGCATCGTCATTCCTCCTATCTTCATTTGCGCGGCGAGCGTCAACACCTTTCTTTTTTATTAACGCCGCCTCATCCATAGTATAAATCGATTTTCCGACCATCACGTTGCCTGCAATCCACACCTCGGCGGTGTAAGCGCTGACCTTGCAAGCCTCACACCGACGCTGGCGCCGCACGCCGCCTGGCTGTTGGTTGGTGTTGACGACATACGTCTTGGAACCACAGGTTTGGCATTTCATTCCGGGTCCACTAGGTGATTCCGAATCTGTTCAATGCTCCAGTCGGTCTTATCGTAAATGCGCAGGATCATGTCGCCCGACACGTTGTATTCGCGGTGACGAATCCGCGAAATCTGCGGTGGTGGTACGTCTAAAAATCGACTTAAACCGGCGTCGCTTTTCAGCTTAAACTCTTCAACGATGGCGTCGAACAGGCGGTGGTTAACTTTTGGGTTCATGGTCTAATGGCTCCTGACATAACTTCGAGTCGTTCACGGGCGTCACGCAGCGCACAGTAGCGCTGGTGCAGCCGTTGCAAGTGGGAGGCGCGGCGCTCAGTCAGCTGCTCTTGCGTCAGCATGGCAAACACCTCGTCTTCGGATAGCGCGGCTAGTTTATTGTTTAGCGCGCGCCAGCTTATCTTTTTCATCTTTTATCCTCTTTTCAATCATTTCAACTCTGTCGCAAGCCCGAAATAACGCCCGGGCAATCTGGTTGTACTGGCGGGCTATTTGACGTTCTTCTGCGCGAGCAGCGGGTAACTTAGTCTTCCAGTATTGCAATCGTTTCATTATTTTCCTTTCAGCTCTTTGGGTATCTTTGGTTTGGGGCACCAGCCGATGCAGCTGTCTTCCCAGACGCCGATGATGCACACGCCGCCGGGATTCAAGAGCAGCATGCTGGTGGCTTTGGGCGGCGGCTCGACCGTCGGATCGCGGAAATAGAGCTGGTCGGTTGTCGCCGGAAATAGAGCTGGTCGGTTGTCGCCTGTGGAAACTCAGTCATTTCAGTGCCTCCATCGCTATGTCGGAAATTGCTCGTTTGTCGTCACCCCAATATTTGCGCGCTCCCGCAGCTCTGGCTTCGGCGGCTAATTTAATGTCGTCAAAATAGCCTAAATGTTTTTGTACGTTATTGACGTATATGGACGCGCGCCATTTTCGTTTGTCTCTAGACCAAGTGACGCCTTTAATTTTTGTAGAGCTTGTTTCAAAAATTTTAGTGTTACGTGCTTGCATGACGCGCGTAGCCCAACGAACGTTTGAAGGTTCGTAATTACCTTTAGGATCTATGCGATCCAGCGAATGCTTGTCTGACGGTTTGCGTCCAACATCTGCTACAAAATCATCGTATGAATTCAGCCAACGGTCGCATACCGATACATGGGAATACCACTTAGCATATCGAGGTTCAGCGCAGCGTTTCTTCATGTTCGACCATACTAAAAATTCTGGTTCGTAATACTTGCCGTGCTTAGTCTGGCGTTGCCGTATATCTTCGCGCTGTAAACATCCGCAGGATGCGGTGTGCCCATTACGCAAATGCGAAGTGTCAACCGCTACGGTATTACCGCAATCACATACGCAATCTACTTTGTACCGGCGGCCTATTTTTACGGGCGCGTCTAACACCGTAAGCCGGTTAAATTTTTCGCCAATCACATTAGCTCCTTCATGGCTATTTCGGCGATGGATTTTTTATCGCGTAACGCCGCAATAATTTTTTCGTCGATGGTTTTTTCCGCGATGAGCAAATACACCCAAACATCTTGCGTTTGCCCGCTTCTGTGTAGCCTGCCGATAGCTTGCTCAAAGTCCGTCAAGCTCCAAGGCAAAGACACAAAAACCATCTTACACCCACCAAACTGCAAGTTCAAGCCAAATTGAGCGCTTTTCGGATGCGCCAGCAGCAATTCAATCTGTCCGGCGTTCCAGCGTGTGATCGCGTTGTCGTCATCCAACGTCTGCGCGTGGGGGTACCTGCGTTTTAGCTCGGCCAATTCCTCTTGGAAGGTGTAGAAAATAAGCGTATTCGCATGCTGGTTTTCCTCCAATAGTTCGTCTAGCCGGTCAAACTTGTGCCCACTAAACCACACCGCCGTCTTGCTGTTGGTGAACTGACCCGGTACAGCGGATGCGACGCGGGTGCTGTCGTACACAAAACCCGACGCCATCTGTTGCAACTTGCTTGTCACAGCGGCGGCATTCGCCGCCAACACTTCAGCGGTCGGAAAGCGCACGACGAAGTCTTTTTTCATCTTCTCGTATGGCACGCGGTCGGCCATCTGGCAGCGCAGCTCAACCACATGGCACTCGGGCAGCTTGTCTTTGTACTCGCCTGGCTCCAAGACGTAAGTGGCCGGCTTGATGCGCTGCATGACCAAGGGCAGCGCGCCTGGGCGTGGCAGCCACTCGCCGAAGTCGCGGTTCATGCAGACAAAGTATTGCTGCAAGAAGGCGCCCTTGGC